CGATTCATATGCTGTGCCACAAGGAAACCGCACCACAAATGCCGCTGGACTACTTGCAGTTGTGGGACTGTTTTTCTGTGAACTGCACAGCGATTGTTTACGACTACCTGAAAGCGGCACGGGCAAAAGTCGTTCTGAAAGACAAGCAAGAACTATGGGGCGAATACGCGATGTCTTTTGATTGGTACGACAATCCGTACAGCGACGAACCATCACAGTACAAGTCCCTTCACCTGATACGGTTGGATAACGGCTGCTACACGCTACAGCCAAACAACAGAATATTTTGGAAACATATGTCTTTTGTCACCCGTCCTTTCCCTGAAAATCCAGACTTCAAAGTTGACAATAAAGTGTTCCGATGCGAAGCCGCGAGTGACCGTTGGCTCATTGAAGGGGAAGATGATTCGTACTATTACAGTCTAAAAAATGAAACTGCTGACTGTAATATTCAACCGCTGAAGTAACGCCTTGACACGCACCGTGAGTGGTGTACATTAGCAGCATGATTCGTCACCTTGGCTACGCCTGTCAGAACCTGTCCCTGTGCGAGGGGCGCAAACCGAAGGATCGGTTCTTCACAGACCGAACCCTGCGGATGGATCGCTTCAGTCTAGAGCGGGTTGGTGAACTGGGTGCGCGGAACGCCGCTGATCTGCTCCCCATTCTCCAGTGGAATGTGGGCAACGGCATCAGGTTCTTTCGTATCGGCAGCGGGATGTTTCCGTTCATGGATCACCCCACGCTTGGCTACGGGATTGGGCAGTTGCTCCCGCAGCACGAAACCGCCATCCGCGAATCCCTCAAGAACGCAGGGCAATACGCCAAAGAAAACGGAATGCGCTTATCGTGCCATCCTGGTCCGTACACCTGCATTGCGTCCCCTGACGCAGCCACCGTGGAAAAGAGTGTACAGTGCCTAGCCATGCACTCCCTCATTGCCGACCTGTTGGGCTACGGTGACGAGTTTGCCATCAACATCCACATGGGCGGCGTGTACGGCGACAAGCACAAGACCGCTGATCGCTTCCTGCGCGAGTTCTCTCGGCTAGACCCGTCCATCAAGCGGCGGCTCACACTTGAGAACGATGACAAGCCCACAATGTGGAGCATGACGGAACTGTACAAAGAAGTTGCCAAGTACTGCACGGTAAAGTTGGTGTTGGACATCCACCACCACCGATTCTGCGCTCGGGAACCGCTGCGCGAAGCCGCTGATATGGCGTTCAGTACATGGGGTGGGTTCTGCGAGATTCCAAAGGTTCACTACTCGGAGTCCAAGGCGGGAGCGCGACCGCAAGCCCACTCGGACTACATTTGTGAAGAGATTCCTCTGCTGTCGGATACAGTGCAGTACGATGTGATGATTGAAGCCAAGGCAAAGGACTTGGCACTGCTTGAGTACAGAAAGGTTCACACCCCATGTTTGGCGTAATTCTTGCTTCACTGCTGTTTTTGGTTCCTCCCACTGTTGACACCACCGAACTTCTTGATGCCATGTACACGGTGGAGTCTGGTCGCGGCAAGAGTCTTGTTGGTGACGGCGGCAAGGCGATTGGTCCGTATCAAATTTGGCGCGAGTACTGGCAGGACGCTGTGGAGTACGACCCTTCCATTGGCGGGAAGTACGAAGACTGCATGAACAAGGCGTATGCCGAAAAGATCATTCGTGCGTATTGGGCGCGTTACGCCCCGAAGGGTGCGACTGTGGAGCAGTTGGCGAGAATACACAACGGCGGACCACGGGGTCATAAGCGCAGCGCGACTGTGAAGTATTGGAACAAGATTGTGAAAGCGATTCGGGGGTGAGGCGTGCCGTACAAAGATCCTGAAAAAAATAAGGCAGCAACCAAGGCTTGGCGTGAACGCAATCGTGAACGAAGAGCGGCAACAGACAAGGCTTGGCGTGAACGCAATCCCGAACGGGCAACGGCAACAGACAAGGCTTGGCGTGAACGCAATCGTGAACGAAGAGCGGCAACAGACAAGGCTTGGTATGAACGCAATCGTGAACGAAGAGCGGCAACAGGCAAGGCTTGGCGTGAACGCAATCGTGAACGGGCAGCGGCAACAGGCAAGGCTTGGCGTGAACGCAATCGTGAACGGAGAGCCGAAAAAGATAGAAGACAAAGATGCAGAAAGAGAAATGCATCAATTCACTTGACCGCAAATGAAAACCAACAACTTCTCATTTTAGAACGCACTCGCCAAGAACTCCAAAGAGAAACAGGACGAGAGTATCACATAGACCATATTCTTCCAATTGTTCACGGAGGAATACATCACCCCCTCAATTTGAGAATACTTGATGGTAGAGAAAATGAATCCAAGCAAGATAAACTGCTTCCCGAAGCGATTGCTCTTGCACCCGAACACTTCCGCCTGTATAGTGAGAGGATCAGCACTGAACGCGCATGGGAGTTTGTGCGACAACTTGCGGAAGGATTGGGATTGGATGAAGACGATTTGGACGCATTAATCACAGGCAAACCACTAAAGAGCAAGCCAACACTAGAGGATTTTTTCACATGAGCAAGCCATTCGGATATTCGTATTACCTTGATATGTACCGTTGCCGCGCAGGAGCAGCGGATGACTTGGAACTCCACTACCGCTTTCTTGAGCGCGTGGTGGACAAGATCGGCATGACCCGTATGAGTCAGCCTTTCGTGATCCATGCTCCCACCCACAACGGCGTGGAGGTGTACCCCAACAAGGCAGGGGTGAGCGGTTGGGTTCCGCTTATTGAGAGTGGCATTCAGATTCACTCCATTGAACCCACCCACTTCATCACGCTTGATGTGTACTCGTGCAACAAGTTTGACAAGCAGATCATTCTTGACTACGCACGGGAGTGCTTTGGTTTCCAGCAGCACGAAGAGCGGTTCTTTGAACGCGGCGTGGGATACGGGGACATTTCCTAATATGCCCCTGTTTGATGACACACGCAAATCTCTTACCTGTTCCGTTACGGTGGACGACACCGTGCGCGAACTGTCGGCTGCGTTTGACTACGCATTCGACGGCAGCAGCACGTTCACTGTTCCGGAAATGGGAGCGTGTCCACCAGACTTTGGTATAGGACTCATTGTTGGTCCATCAGGCACAGGCAAATCCAGTATGCTTGCCCAATTCGGTGCCGTTACGGATCCAGTGTGGACCCCTGAACTGGCAGTGTGTTCCCATTTCCAGTCCGCAGAAGACGCACGGGAGCGGTTGAGTGGAGTGGGATTCAACTCCATTCCGTCGTGGATGCGACCGTATCATGTCCTGTCCACGGGTGAGAAGTTTCGTGCAGACATGGCGCGTCGGCTGGGGGACAGCGCGGTGGTGGACGAGTTCACTTCAGTGGTGGACAGGAATGTTGCGAAGTCGTGTGCAAACTCTATTCGCCGCTACGTGGATCAAAAGGGGTTGAAGGGCTTGGTGTTTGCGTCGTGCCACTACGACATCATTGAGTGGTTGCGCCCTGATTGGGTGTTTGACACCAGCACCAACCGTTGCGTTGGAAGGGGGTTGGAAAGGCGACCCGAAATTGTCTTGGAAATGCTTCCTTGCGGAAGCGAAGCGTGGTCAATGTTCCGCAACCATCACTATCTCGACGGAAACCTCAATAAGAGTGCGCGATGTTGGTTGTTCACATGGAACGACAGCCCCATCGGATTCACTTCAGCAATTACTCTTCCGAGCGGAACCTTGAAACGTGCCTGGCGTGAACACCGAACCGTGGTACTGCCTGACTTCCAAGGCTTGGGGCTTGGTGTGCGCATCTCTGATGCAACAGGCGAAATGTTTACGCGAGACGGCTGTCGATATTTCTCAAAGACTGCGCATCCCCGCATGGGTGAGTACCGCAATCGTTCGCCACTGTGGAAGCCCACCACAAAGAACGGCATCTCAAGGCAGGACTACAAGACACGTTTGTCGCGGTTTGAAGGACGATATCAACACAAACACGCTGACAGGGTGTGCTACTCGCATGAGTACATTGGAGGATTGAAATGACTTCACGAGACTGGGGACTTACACTGTTGGGTTTTTTACTTGCAAATACCATTACTTTCGTGTGGAAAGAATGGGGACCAAAAAATAGGAGACTGTAATGAGTGGATTCAAGCCAATTGGAAAATGGATTTGGGTGCAGTCGCACCTCGGCGGACAGACACAGACCGAAGCAGGCATCATCTACAATGAAGTAATCCGTTCTCGCTACATTTGGGGTACGGTTGCTGCAATCGGTGATAAACTAACGGAGGACATCCTCGTTGGTGACCGCATCCTGTGGGATCGGACACAGAACAAGGGTCAAGGTCACGAAGACAAGGACATGGTGCATCAGGACTGGGTTGCGTTGGTGGAACGATAAGGAACACAGTGGACTTCTACACTTCCGTTGACATTCGTGGCAAGAGTATCCTGTACCGTGGATGGCGAAACGGGCAGAGGCAGCACATCCGTGTGCCGTTCTGTCCCACTCTGTACATTCCCACCCACAAGAGCGGAACCCAATTCACCACCATTCACGGAAGCCCCGTAGAAGCAATCCAGTTTGACGACATTGGTGAAGCGCGTGAGTTCATTGACCGCTTCAAGGACGTGTCCAACTACCCCATCTACGGCAACACAAACTTTGTGTACCAGTACTTGTACAAGGAGTTTCCTGGAGAAGTGCAGTACGCGATGGACGGGCTACGTATTGCCACCATCGACATTGAAACCTCTTGCGAAGGCGGGTTTCCCACACCTGAATCACCCACGGAGAAGGTGATTGCCATTACGGTAACACAGGACGGCAAGACCTATGTGTTTGGGTTGGGGAATTTCCACATAGAGGGAGAGGGAGTTCAAGCCATCCCATACGATGACGAGCGGGAAATGCTGGAAGGATTCGTCCAGTTGTGGAAGTCGCTCGATCCGGATATCGTAACGGGATGGAACATTCGGTTCTTCGACATTCCGTACCTAGTGGCACGAATGAATCGTCTTGAAGACGGATGGGCGAACTCCCTTTCTCCGTGGGGACGGCTGCGCGAGACTGTGGTGAACCGCATGGGACGCGATCAAACGGCGTACGTGATCAGCGGTGTGGCTACCCTTGACTACTACGAACTGTACCAAAAGTTCACCTACGTGAAGCAGGAGTCGTACTCACTCAACCACATTTCCAAGGTGGAGTTGGGCGAGGAGAAACTATCGTACGGTGAGTACGAAACCATTCAAGAGTTCTACACACAAGACTTCCAACGATTCGTGGAGTACAACGTGCAGGACGTTCGGCTTGTGGACAAACTAGAGAGCAAACTGAAACTGCTTGAACTAGCCGTAGCCTTGGCGTATTCAGCCCGTGTTAACTTTGAAGACGTGTTCTCCCAAGTGCGTACATGGGATGCCATTATCCACCACCATCTCATGGGCAAGGGAATGGTGATTCCGCAGAAGACAGACCACAAGAAGGACGACCAGTACGCGGGTGCGTATGTGAAAGATCCGCTTGTCGGCAAGCACGATTGGGTGGTGAGTTTCGACTTGAACTCGCTGTATCCCCACCTCATCATGCAGTACAACGTGTCGCCGGAAACAAAGTGTAATGTCACTGCGCGTGGATCCATTTCTCCTGAACAGGTGCTAACAGGGGATCCTCGGGTAGCGCAAATGACTCGGTTGGCGCAGGAGAAGTGTGTTTCTGTTGCCGCGAACGGGGTTTCATTCGTGCGCGACCGTCAAGGCTTCTTGCCTGAACTCATGGAGACGATGTACGAAGAGCGCAAGCGGTTCAAGGGGTTGATGATCGCAGCACAGAAGCGGCTTGAAGCACTGGACAAGAACGCGCCGCTGTCTCAACGACGGGAGATTGAGTACGAGATTTCCAAGTACAAGAACTTCCAGTTGGTGCGCAAGATCCAGTTGAACTCTGCATACGGTGCAATCGGCAACGAGTACTTCCGTTTCTTTGATGTAGCCCTTGCGGAAGCCATCACGCTTTCAGGGCAGTTGAGCATCCAGTGGATTGGTGATGCGATGAACAAGTTCCTTAACCGAATTCTCAAGACCAACGGCGAGGACTACGTGATTGCGTCAGACACTGACTCTGTGTACTTAAGACTTGGCAAGGTAGTGCAGTCATCCTTCAAGGGTGAACACGACGCGCAAAGGGTGGTGGACTTCTTGGACAAGTTCTGTGAGCGGGTACTCCAACCGCAGATTGAACGGGAGTTTGCCACCCTTGCGCAGTGCATGAACGCGTACACCAACAAGATGGTCATGGGTCGTGAAGTGATTGCGGAGAAGGGCGTGTGGACTGCGAAGAAGCGGTATATGCTGTCTGTGTGGGATGCCGAAGGCGTTCGCTACAAGACCCCGAAGTTCAAGATCATGGGCATGGAAACTGCTCGGTCTTCCACCCCTGCGTACGTCCGCAAGGCACTGAAGACTGCAATTGAGATGGTTCTCACAAGCGACGAGAGCACATTGCAGGCGTTCGTGAAGAGTACAGAGAGCGAGTTCAAGGGGCTTTCTGTTGAGGACATCTCGTCGCCCCGCTCGGTTTCTGAAATGGAGAAGTGGCGCAGCAGCACAGCCGTGTACAAGAAAGCCACACCCATTGCAGTGAAAGCGGCACTGCTGTACAACAATCTCATAGCCAAGCACAAACTGGGTCGCAAGTACCGAACCATTGGCGAGGGCGAGAAGATGAAATTCATCTACCTGAAGACTCCCAATCCAATTCACGAAAGCGTGATTGGATTTCCTACTGCTCTGCCCAAGGAGTTTGGACTGGAGAAATACATTAACCGCGATTTGCAATTCAATAAAACATTCGTGGAACCACTACGGGCTATTACAGATGCCGTGGGATGGAGTCCCGAAGAAAGAGCAACACTGGATTCCCTGTTTGCGTAAACAGGAAAGGTATATTTCACAGTGGACACACCCGCTACATACGGTAGTGTATGTACAGAAAGGACTGGTATGAGTACTAAGATTTTGAAGATGCGTAGTGGTGAAGAGGTCGTGGCAGATATGAATGAAACGGTTGACGGAAACTTTTATGCACTGAAGAATCCGTGTATGTTTGTGCCTGTGCGCCGTCCCGAAGGCAACAGCCTTGCGATGGTTCCGTGGTCAGCACTCATTGACACCGATCAGACCATTCAGATTCCAAAGGACTCCGTGGTGTTTGTTGCGGATCCCATGACTCAACTCCTGAACGAGTACAACTCTGCCTTTGGTGGCTTGGTTGTGCCCACGAAGCCTAACCTTGCCGTGCCGACTCTGAAGTTGGCAGGGGATGAGTGATCTGAAACCACAAAACAGAGAGTACCTGAAGAGCCTCCTGGAGGCTCGACAGGTCTTTCTGCGTGACGAAGTGAAGCGGTTGTTGCTGGACAAACACGGCAGTCTGGGTGACATCCGCAAGTGTGAAGACGAACTGGACTGGGCAGAGCAAGCAAAAACTGAACTGGAGAGACTATGAAACTAAAGGACATTCTGAAGGCAGCAGGAAACAAGTACGCCACCGTAGCCTCTGACGGCTTGGAGGGCAGCGATGTAAAGGGATTCATCTCCACGGGATCGTATGCGTTCAACGCGCTGTTGAGCGGTTCCATCCACGGTGGCATCCCCGACAACAAGATCGTGGCTCTTGCAGGAGAGCAAGCCACGGGCAAGACCTACTTTGCCCTCAATGTGGTGCGCGAATTCCTGAACTCCGATCCCAACGCGATGGTCATGTACTTTGACACGGAGCAAGCCATCACTTCGGATCTGCTGAAGTCGCGTGGCATTGACACCGACCGCGTGGCTGTGCTGCCCGTGGCTACGGTTGAGGAGTTCCGCCACCAGTGTGTGCTGTCGGTGGACAAGTACCTTGAAGCGGACAAGGACACCCGTCCCCGCATGATGATCGTGCTTGACTCCCTTGGAATGTTGTCCACCGAGAAGGAGATGAACGACACCGCAGAGGGCAAGAACACCCGCGACATGACTCGCGCACAGGTCACGAAGGCAGCGTTCCGAGTCCTGACCATCAAGTTGGGTCACGCACGGATTCCCCTGCTGATGACGAACCACACCTACGATGTGGTGGGCGCGTATGTGCCCACGAAGGAGATGGGCGGCGGTAGCGGTCTGAAGTACGCCGCGTCCACGATCATCTACCTGTCCAAGAAGAAGGACAAGGTGGACAACGAGGTGGTGGGCAACATCATCCACTGCAAGGCGTACAAGAGCCGCCTGACCAAGCAGGACAAGATGGTGGATGTGCAGTTGAACTTTGAGACAGGCTTGAACAAGTACTACGGGCTGCTTGATGTCGCCATCAAGTACGGTATCTTCAAGAAGGTGTCCACGAAGATTGAACTGCCCAACGGCAAGACGGCTTTCGAGTCGCAGATCAACAAGAATCCCGAGAAGTACTACACAGACGAGATTCTTGCTGCCATTGATGCCGCATCAAAGCGGGAGTTCTGCTACGGATCTGACGAGAAGCCACCAGAGGAGTCCCCCAATGGGGATGAGTAAGGAGATGTCTGTATGAAAACACTACTATTGTCACTAATCGTGTCCATAACGCCAGCAGCGGCTGCTACTGAAATCATAGTCATTCCTGTTCAGGATATGTTGTTTGTATGTCCTGACTGGGATGATGCTCCTGACTTTGATCTAAATGCTAGTCTTCGTGGGGGTAGGTTTATTGGGGACAAGAAACCACCCAATGAAAAAAAGAGCCGTAAAGAGACTGAAAAGGAATTGGTCAATCTCATTGAAATGCTGTACCCTACCGCAAAGGTTCGGGTGGTTGGCGACAACTTGATTATCAAAATCCCATGAAGAGTAGCGCAGAGGAACTTGGACTACTAAATGAGCCAAACCGAGAAGACAATACTGGCAGGACTGCTTAACGACAGCGAATTCTGCAAGAAGACCATTCCGTTCTTGCAGGAGGAGTACTTCAGTGATCGGGTTGATCGTGCGGTGTTCCGATCACTGAAGGAGTTCGTGGACGAGTACAAGGGAATTCCCACAAAGGAAGCCCTTGTCATTTCCTTGGAAGCAAACAAGACTCTTACCGAAGACGAGTTCTCGCGGTGCAAGAGTGTGCTGTACGATTTGGCAAAGGCTCCAAAGCAAGACTTGGAGTGGATGGTGGACACAGCAGAGAATTTCTGCAAGGACAAAGCCATCTACAATGCCATTCTTGAATCCATCCAAATCATTGACGGCAAGGACAAAACCAGAACACCCAATGCTCTGCCTGAAATCTTGTCCAAGGCTCTAGCGGTTTCGTTTGACACCAACGTGGGACACGATTTTCTTGAGGACTACGAACACCGATACGACTTCTACCACAAGGTGGATAAGAAGATTCCTTTTGACTTGGAGATGTTCAACACCATCACCAAGGGCGGCATATCTCCCAAGACTCTCAATGTGATCATGGCAGGCACAAACGTGGGCAAGTCGCTGTTCATGTGTCACCATGCCGCGTCGTGTCTCATGCAGAATAAAAATGTGCTGTACATCACCCTTGAGATGGCAGAGGAACGGATTGCCGAACGCATAGACGCGAACGTCATGGACATCACGATGGACGAACTGGTGGACTTGCCGAAGGATATGTACGAGAAGCGGCTGAAGAATGCCACGCGGGGCATCAGCGGCAAACTCATTGTGAAAGAGTACCCCACGTCTATGGCAAACGTGAACCACTTTCGCATCCTGTTGGACGAGTTGCGCTTGAAGAAAGGATTCGTGCCTGACATCATCTTCGTGGACTACATCAACATCTGTGCGTCCAGTCGATTCAAGCAAGGCAACAACATCAACTCGTACACGTACATCAAAGCCATTGCAGAAGAGATGCGTGGCTTGGCAGTGGAGCACGATCTGCCCATCGTGACTGCTACCCAAGTGAACCGATCCGGATTTTCGTCCACGGACATTGACCTGACGGAAACATCGGAGTCGTTTGGTTTGCCGCAGACAGCAGACTTCATGGTGGCACTCATCACCACAGAAGACTTGGAGAAGTCAGGGCAGATCATGGTGAAACAGTTGAAGAATCGCTACAATCAGAAGTCCACAAACAAGAAGTTCATCGTGGGGCTGAACTACGCGAAGATGAAGTTCTACGACGTGAGCAGCGACGAGTACACAGACCTCAGCGACTCCAACATCAAGAAAACCGAAGACTCTGGATACGGAGCAGGGTACAGACCACGAGACTTGACTTCAGTTTCTGCGAAGTTCAGGCGGGGCGACACATCAGAGTGGAGTATGTGATAGTCTATGTCCACCTATATCGACAAGAAATACATCAACCTAGTGTCGCCCCAACTGGAGCGATTCAAGTGGAAGTCTCAAGCACTCGCAAATTGCCGATGCCCCATCTGCGGTGACTCGCAGCGCAACAAGAAGAAGGCACGTGGTTTCTTCTTCCCCAAGAAGAACGACTACTTCTTCAAGTGCCACAACTGCGGAGCAGGGCACAATATGCAACGCTTTCTTGAGTTTGTGGCTCCTGCACTGGCACAGGAGTACACACTGGAGCGGTGGCGTAACGGCGAGAACGGCAAAAGCAACTACGTGAAGCCTGTGGAAGCGGAAGTGAGTCTGCCAAAGGCACAACTCCAGTTGCCTAAAGTCTCGTCTCTGCCCACTACTCACGTGGCACGGGTGTATATGGAGTCGCGCAAGATTCCCAGGCTGGACACCTTCTACTTTGCCGAATGCTTTGGTGATTGGGTGCGCAGCATTGACCAGTCGTACACGGGTGTGCCCAACGAAGAGCGCATCGTGATTCCGTTCATCAACCGCAGTGGAGAATTGGTAGCGGCGCAAGGTCGTGCGCTAACCGGCAGCGGCATACGATACATAACAGTGAAGTTCAAGAAGGACGGTCGCGCAATTTACGGAGAAGATCGTATTGACTACTCCAAGCGCGTCTACGCTGTTGAAGGACCACTGGACGCTGCGTTCTTGCCCAACGGCATTGCCCTTGCGGGATGCGAAACGGCAGAAGGCATCAAGGTGTTCAGTGACTGCGTACTGGTGTACGACAACGAGCCTAGGAACCGCGAGATTGTCCGCAAGATGGAAGAAGCCATAGAAGAAGGGTATCGCGTGTGCGTGTGGCAAGGAGTGGACGAGAAAGACATCAACGACATGGTGCTTGCAGGTCGAACCCCCGAACAGGTTCGTGCCCTGATTGACAGCAGTGCAGTGAGTGGAATAGAAGCCCGACTAAAGTGGAGTCAATGGAAACGAGTATGATGAGCGAAGACTACGGAGAGTATACAATGAACGCCCCTGTTTCAAAGATTGCCGTTCTTGGCAACGGTCATGTAGAGTATGTGGACCACATGGGAGACGATCTCACAGTGGTGAATTCTGCCCGCGTGTCCTTCAACAAGGAGAGCGATTGGGACAGTGAGCCACATTGGAGTGGTGTGCGTGAGCACAAACTGGGTGAAAAGGATCAGAAACTGATTGGATACCTTGCCAAGCACGGGCACTGGACGCCCTTTGCCCATCCACAGATCACTCTGCGGATCAAGGCTCCCATCTCTATCCGTACCCAATTTTTCAAACACAAGCAAGGGTTTGTGGAAAACGAAGTGTCCCGAAGGTACGTTACAGACACGCCTGATTTCTACACACCAAACTGGCGCACAGCCCCCACAGGGGGAGCAAAGCAAGGCTCGGAGGACTTTGTGGTTGATGGATTCGACCGTGGCATGATGGACCGCGACTACCACGAAGCAGTCCAGTTGTGCATCAGGCGGTACGAATCACTCATTGCACGGGGCATCGCACCCGAACAAGCCCGTTTCGTGCTGCCGCAGGGCGTACACACGGAGTGGTGGTGGACTGGATCCCTTGCTGCGTACGCACGAGTGTACACGCAGCGTAGCGACCCCCACGCCCAATGGGAGATCCGCCAGTACGCCGACGCTATCAGTCAAATCATTGCACCTCGATTCCCTGTGTCGTGGAAGGCACTCACTGGCAGCACCTAAATACACGGATGGAAGACACGCCTCCAAGTGATCCCCTTCTGTTAGGTGACTACCCTAGCGGAACAGTGTTCCGACTCGTTCGCGGCATACGCGGATCAGTCTATTCTATTGGTGATCGTTTCATGCTTATCGGGGAGGAAGACTGCCACTCTCCCAATATCTTGAAACTAGGGGGCATGGGGCAGTTGTTTTTCATTGACCCCAACGGCAAGCCACTGAAAATAGAAGCAGACGGCAACCAGTTCAGTGCTATATTTGAAGCGGTGGTGGAGGAATCCACGCCTGACCTAGTGCTTACAGAGGGCGAAGAAGAACTACCGCCGCCCCGAGTGGTGAGCGAGAGCGAGTTCAAGCAGTTCCGTAGCGGACTGGCAGACCTGCTTACAGAGATTGCCCGTCGAGCAGGGGAACGGGGCGAACGTGGTCCTCGCGGCTTCCAAGGCATTCAGGGGGACAAGGGCGACCGTGGCGACCGTGGAGAACCCGGAGCACAGGGCGAGCGCGGTCCCGAAGGACCGCAGGGGCTTCAGGGTGAACGGGGCGAAACCGGAGAGCGCGGCTCGACCGGCGAACGGGGACAGCGCGGCGAAAAGGGGGAGCGTGGTGAGCAAGGGAATACTGGTGCTGTTGGTCCAGTTGGTCCGCGTGGAGAAGCGGGACCACAGGGCGCGGCGGGTGCTGCGGGTCGTGATGGTGCGCGTGGCGAGAAGGGCGAGAAGGGTGATCCAGGGAAGGATGGACGCAATGGCAAGGACGGCAAGAACGGTAAAGACGGCGCGACTGGTAAGGCTGGTCCGCGTGGTCCTAAAGGTGATCGTGGTCCGAGTGGTGAGAGAGGTGCAGCAGGTCCGCAAGGAAACACTGGACCGTCTGGCACGTCTGGAGTTGTAACCGCCAAGTTCCCCCTTGTCTACGATCCGCAGGAGAAGTCTATCGGCATTGACGAAGCGCGACTAGACAAGATCCTGAAGAAGATCATGGGCGGCGGCAAGGTGTCCACACAAGACATGGGTTGGCTTGCGTCCACTGGTGGTGGGGGCAAGGTGGCTGTGTACATCAACGGCTCCAAGATCACGCCTGATGTTCGCACACTGGACTTTACGGGTGCGGGAGTCACGGCTACGAAGGTGGGCGGCAAGGTCGTCATCAACATAGGCACAAGTGCTACAAACTCTGTTGTTTCTGTAAACGGAATAACTGGAGCAGTAGGCATCACTGGAGGACCAGACATACTAGTCACGGTTTCAGGGCAAACTCTGTCCATCAACTACATTGGATCGGTTATAAACGGCGGCACATTTGCCTAAATACCCCACGAGGAAACGCTAATGGGAACCACTATTGTAATCCGAAACGGCAGTACCCTACCTTCGCAAGGTTCAGGGATCACGCTTGCCGAACCCGCATTCAATACCAATCTACGGACATTCCACATTGGTTTGGGTCACGGCACCACCGCAGAGTGGATTGGTGCGCCCATCAGTGGGGCAAGTGGAACCATTGCGTCCGCTGAAGCGTACAAGATTCCCACTGCCAAAGCAGTAAAGGACTACGTTACAGACTACGTGACTGCCGTGAACGGAGTCCTGGCTGTGAACGGATTCGCGGGTGGAGTCACACTCACAGCCGGAACAGGCATGAGTGTTGCTGCCGTGAACGGAACACTAACCCTTACAAACGTAGGCGTACAGTCTTTCAACGGAGCCACTGGTGCGGTTCAGGGAGTGTCGTCTGTTCAAGGCAGAACAGGTGCGATAGGAATATGCGGAGGTGTGGGTATTGCCATACCCAATGCACCATCCGGAAACACTCTCTCTGTGAGCCTGAACTACATCAGCGGCGGCACTGCGATGAGTGCCCGAAAGACCATTACTAAAGACGACTGGTTGGCGTTCCAAGACAACAGCGGGCTAAACCCGATGTATCGTGCTCAGGTAAGCAACCTGTCGTACTTGTTCCTTGGATCACTCACGAACCGTTTTGATTCTGGAAGCAGTGGAACTTTTCTCCGTATTTCGTCTGCACTTGACGACACAAACAAAGTTGCCACAGACGAGTACATCACCGTTGGAAACTTGTTTACTGCCTACGGCGACTACGTGACTTCTTTCAACGGACGCACAGGTGCTGTTCAAGGTGTGTCGGCTGCTGTTGCTGGCACAGGCATCAGCGTTTCCGCTGCTACAGGTGCTGTCACCATCACGAACACGGGTGTCCAGTCATTCAACGGACTCACTGGCTCGGTTCAAGGTGTATCGGCTGCTGTTGCAGGAACAGGCATTAGTGTATCAGGTGCTACAGGTGCTGTCACCATCACGAACACTGGTGTCCAATCGTTCAACGGCAATACAGGAGCAGTCACTGGTGCGTCTCTTGGCGCAAACACATTCAGTGGAGTAAACTCCTTCACTGTGGGAATATCTGCCGCAGGAATCACCACAGGTGCTCTTCATGTTCGCGCTGCTGGATCGACTAGATTCTTGGAGTTCATTCCAGGGACAAACAATCAAATCATAGCGCGGGGAAACTCCACCCTGAACCTAGTTCAAGAAAGTCATCAATCTATTTACATCGGTGACTTCGACGCAGCAAACAATGCCACTTACGTTGAAGTGGATGACGCTAATCAAGTCATCAAGTTCTATTTCAATGGCGACTACTACACATTCCCAATAGTGAGTGGAACCGTTGGTCAAGTTTTAGGAATAGACTCAGGAAATACCTTGGGGTGGAGAAGTAGTGTGTCTTCATTCAACGGAGCGACGGGTACAGTTGGCATCAGCGCGGGTAGTGGAATCTCCATTACTCAAAGCGGGACAACCTTTACCATTGCGTCTACTGCAAGCGGTGGGTCAAAAACATACGCGGTGTTTACTCCATTAGACAATCAACCACCAGCAAGCAATTTTGCAACGCTAGACACACGAAACTCTATTGCGGTTCTTGACTTTGATGCATCAACAGACGAAAGCGCGGTGTTTGTTGGAGTGATGCCCGAAGGTGCTTCTTTGGGAAGCGGACTCAAGATTCGTATTAGTTGGATGGCAACCTCTGCAACATCGGGAGCGTGTCGTTGGGGAGTTCAAATAGAACGCATGAATACGGACGAAGATTCCGATTCATTTGATACTGCCGCAACAGGCGGAAGCACCACAAACGGCACATCAGGAATTGTTACAACAACAGAGATTACTGTTACCACTATTGATTCTGTTGCCGCAGGGGAACCGTTCAGACTAAAGGTGTTCCGTGATGCAGACGGCACATCAGGAACAGATGACATGACTGGTGATGCCGAACTGGTAGCAGTTGAAGTACGGAGTGCGTCGTGAGTCTTAGATTTGGAAGCACTACTACAACTGCTCACACAGTCCAGAGTTCAGGGCTGGTAACAGTTCCGTCTTTTCCCACGACCATGAGTTTATGGTTTTACTCCAATAGAACAACGGGTAGAGAACCACTTATTGAGTTTCGAGCAGAAGATCCAGTAGCAGAAGATTTTTTTGCATTTAATCTAACCATGTTGAGTAATGCCACGACTACCAATCGTAGAATATCAGCAGCAACATACGATCCTACTAACGTATTACTCAGAGCGCAAACTGCTACTGGTGCAGGCAACGGATGGGCTACAAGCACATGGAATCACGCAGCAGGAGTGTTTACTAGCAGTCTAAGAACGGCATACCTGAATGGTGGCAGTTCAGGTACACAAAGCACTACGGTAACTGCGCCTGGAGGACTTATCAATCCCGTGATTAGTATTAATGAAGTTCTTACTGATACACCACAATATGGTCACGACTCAAGCAATGAAGAAATACGAATGGCAGAAGTTGCCATATGGAATACCGATCTCACCTCGGCAGAAATCAGCAGTCTAGCAAAAGGATTTTGTCCTAAACTTATTCGACCAGAGTATTTGTTTTTTTACGCCCCGCTGATAAGAACTGGAAGTAGTTCTATTTTTGAAGCCACGGGAATACCGATGACTGCTTATAACTTTGGATCAGCATTCACGCCAACAACACAACCACACCCAAGGAGAATAGGATGAGCGTATACGCATATGTGTATGAAAACACCGTTGTTGAGTTTAAAGAGTTATCTGGTGCTCTGTACGCAAAATGGGTTGCTGAAAGCAATCCCAAGAAAGACTGCTATAAACTTGTTGTGTACTCGCAAGCACCCGCCGTTTCTGCCGCAGAGGTAGCAGAAGAGTCTTTCCAAATAAACGAATCCACCGTGAATCAGTTGTGGACTGTAAGAAATAAAACGCCTGATGAATTGCGTGTAACATGGACTGCATACGAATTTATCAATCGGTTTACTCCTGCGGAAAGAGCAGGATATAGAGCCGCTGCCAAATCAGATGATCTTGTGGCAGACTTTGTCGATATGGCGCAAGCAGCACAAGAAGTAATCTCTGACGATCCGCTCACGGTTCAAGGCATGGACTATTTGGTGTCTATTGGTGTGCTGACACAACAGCGGAGAGATGAAATACTCTCTGTGGTGTAAGCAACCAAATCCAAATACTCATCTGAATACTTTAGGGAGGCAAAAGCCCCCCTTCCTGTTATGATTGCCTCTACATACTCTACCTAACAACAAGGAGTACACCATATGAAGCGACTACCGTCTCTATATCAAGAATTCATCCACCTTTCACGTTACAGTCGGTGGATTGATTCCGAAAAACGCCGTGAGACTTGGGAGGAGACGGTGAACAGGTACTTCACTTTCTTTGATCAGCACTTCACTGATCGCGGAGTGAAACTAAATAGAACAACACGTGAGGAGTTGCGTCAAGCAGTTCTGAATCTTGAAGTCATGCCGTCCATGCGTGCACTAATGACTGCGGGTGATGCGCTCCGAAAGGACAACACCGCAGGCTACAACTGCTCGTATGTGGCAGTGAACAAGGTTCGTGCCTTTGACGAGATCCTGTACATTCTCATGTGCGGAACGGGAGTAGGGTTCTCGGTGGAGCGACAGTATGTGGAAAAACTGCCTACAATTTCTGAGCACTTTACCCAAAGCGATACGGTCATTGTGGTCAAGGACTCCAAAGAAGGCTGGGCAAAAGCGTACCGAGAACTGGTATCCCTTCTTATTGGTGGTCAGATTCCCCGATGGGATGTGTCAAAGGTTCGTCCTGCTGGTGCCCGACTCAAGACTTTTGGTGGACGAGCAAGTGGACCCCGACCTCTTGATGAACTGTTCCAGTTCACGATCAGCACTTTTAAGAAGGCTGCTGGCAGAAAACTTACTTCCATCGAGTGCCATGATATCGTCTGTAAGATTGCTGAAATTGTTGTTGTCGGAGGAGTCCGTAGATCGGCTCTTATCTCGCTGTCGAATCTCACCGACGAGCGGATGCGGGACGCTAAGACTTGGCAGTGGTGGCTAGAGAACCCACAACGGGCACTAGCCAACAACTCTGTTGCGTACAAGGAGAAGCCTGAAATCGGCACCTTCATGGAAGAGTGGGTTTCCCTGTACAAGTCCAAGAGCGGTGAGCGTGGCATCTTCAACCGCCAAGCCGCACAGAAGACCGTGGCTAAACTGGGTGATCGCCGTGATGCCACCTACGAATTCGGCACCAATCCGTGCTCGGAAATCATTCTCCGCGACAAGGAGTTCTGCAACCTGAGTGAAGTGATTGTGCGTCCAGAAGACACTCCTGATACGCTGCGGCGCAAGGTTCAGTTGGCAAGCATTCTTGGCACGTGGCAAGCCTCACTCACGTACTTCCCGTACCTGTCCAGTGATTGGAAGGGCAACTGCGAAGAAGAGTGTCTGCTCGGGGTTTCACTCACAGGCATTCTTGACAACGCAGCCATGCGTACACAGGGAGCAGAACTGGAAGCACTGCTCCAGTCGCTCCGCACCACTGCCGTGGACACAAACAAGGAGTGGGCGAAGCGGATCGGCATCAATCCCGCAGCGGCTATTACTTGCGTGAAGCCAAGCGGTACGGTGTCGCAGTTGACCGATGCAGCCAGTGGCATCCACGCTCGTCACAACGAGTACTACATCCGCACTGTTCGGGCTGACCGCAAGGATCCCATGTGCCAGTTTATGATCGACAAGGGATTCCCTGCGGAGCCGTGTGTGATGCGTCCGGACCACACAATGGTGTTCTCGTTCCCGCAGAAGGCTGTGGGATCGGTGACCCGCAACGACATGACTGCCATTGAACACCTAGAGTTGTGGCTCACGTATCAGCGTCACTGGTGTGAACACAAGCCCAGCATCACTGTGACCGTTCGGGAGGGTGAGTGGATGGAGGTTGGTGCGTGGGTGTACGCACACTTTGACGAGTGCAGCGGCATCTCGTTCCTGCCCCACTCCGATCACACCTACCAACAGGCTCCGTATCAGGACTGCACACAGGAGCAGTACGAAGCCGCTCTTGCTAAACTGCCACAGGAGTTGGACTGGAGCGAGTTGACTGCCTACGAGAAGGAAGACAACACCAAGGGCACTCAGACCTACGCGTGCAGTGGTGACAAGTGCGAAATTGTTGACCTGACTACATAAAAGAACCCCACGGGAGATCGCATCTCTCGTCCGACAACCCCCGAAAGGGGGTTGTTTCTTTTTGTAAATCCGGCAATTTTTATTCCGGCAAGTCTACTAGATATTTGCATGAAGAGAGGTGTAGTCCATTCTCTTCTTGTGCTTGCGGCACTCCTGCTTGCAGCCTGTGTCTCGGATGTCGCCACCTACACCACCGCTGCACCTCCACAACCAAAGTACCTTGACGGTTTCACTCTCATCCCCGACAGTGAGTACACCCCTGTGGGTCGTTTACTTACGTACGACGGCAGGCTCATTGGCAGTGCCGTACTAGTTCACCCTCGCGGAGTACTCACGGCTGCACACTGCGTGGACGAAGGACGGGCGTACTGGTTTGAAACCAACGGCAAACGGTACTGCATAGACTCCACACGGATTCACTCTCCGCAAATCGACTTGGCAGTGGTCGTACTGTACGAGCCGTGCGAAGAGCCGTGCTTGCCCCTGCCTGTCCACGGGGATTGGGTGCGTCGAGGCGAGCCACTGGTTGCTGTTGGTCACGGTGGAGGGTACAGAAAGCGCAGCAACCTTGGGGTGTTTTGGCATTACGGAACTCTTGTGGAAGAACCGTTCGCACTAAAGATGCTGTGCGTGAACGGCAGTATTTGGTTTGGCGACTCCGGTGGTGCAGTGGTAGACAACAGCGGCACTCTCGTAGGCATCGTGTCCTCGCTTGGCAGCAGAGGAGGAGTGGTCTACGAGAACACCGCTGTTGTGGTGGAGCCGTTTTTGCCGTGGATTCAGTCAGTCTTGGAGGAACATCAATGCGACTAACTAAACTTCAACGGGCTTTAGTCTGCGGCTGCGCTTTCTGTTTGGGTGTGTTGGTTGCGCGCTCTTTGGGCTTCTAGTTCAGCCTTTAGCGCGTCAATCTCACCATTCAGATCGGCTTCTGCCTTCTTGCGTTCCTTGTCTGCAATTTCCAGTTTGGACTGGAGCAGAATGGTTTCTGCAAGCAAGTCATTCATCTTCTTCTGCAACACGGGAATGAGAACGGTTTCGTTATAGTTTTCCTTCTCAACGGCTGGGGTAATTGGTGGAATCATGTAATGGATTCTCCTTTCCCTGTATTTAGACAGGCATAAATAGGTACGGTATGATCATTGCAGGAATCGACTATTCTCTTTGCGGACCAGCGATCTGCTTGTACAAGCAAACAGATCCCAAGCGATTCTGCTACTCCGACTGCTCGTTTTTCTTTCTCACAGACAACAAGCGGCAGTCAGAAATTCGCACCACCAACATATTCGGTGAACGCCTCACGGACTGGGAGTCTTCAGAGCAGCGGTACGAAACCATTGCAGACTGGGCACTGGACATCGTGATGGGGTGTTCACAGGTTGCAGTGGAAGGCTACGCATACGCCGCCACAAGCAATCGGGTGTTTCAGGTAGCCGAAAACACAGGACTGCTGAAGTACAAACTGTACCAGTTGGGCATTCCTGTCACCGTGATCCCGCCCACCGAGGTAAAGAAGCACGCCACAGGCAAGGGCAACGCAGACAAGAACGCCATGTACACCGCATTCATCCACGAGACAGGCGACAACATAAAAGCACTCCTCACACCGAAGCGGGAGGAGTGCGTGAGTCCGGTTTCAGATATCGTGGACTCGTACTTTATCTGTAAGCGGTTGTTCCAGTCCTTGCGCGAGGACTCCCGCTGCGAGATTGAACCCGATGAAGGTTAAGGCGTAGGCGGCTCGACGGGCTTGTCTTCCGATGCAGGCTCAACCGGAGCAGGTGCGGTTGGCGCGGGGACAGCGACCGCAGCGTTCTGTGCTTTCTTGAATGCCTTGTACGCACGGCTCTTCTCTGTCTCGCAAGTTTCGCAGACAGGCGGCTTCTTTACGTACTCGCGCCATGTCCATGCCACCACCATCAGTAGAACAGGAACATACCAGATCACCCACCCGTAGCCGGTGTTGATCTTGCTGTTCTTTGCAATCTGTTCCTTTAGACTCAACATGATCACTGAGTCACCAGTGGAGTCAGGAATGATTTCGGGTCCAACACACTGACACCCAGCAACCAGTGCAACGATTCCTAGAAGTACGGCAAGTCTAGTCATGGCAACCTCCTCAACTCTTGTTTGCAGCAGCGGCAGTTCCGAAGTAGAAGCCAACGATGCTGACTAGTATTTGTCGGGTTTCGGAAGCGTACACGAAGCCGTTCACTTCCACGAAGTACTTCTTTGCTGTTGCAGGAATGAGTCCGAACAGCCCTTCAGGTGAGTTGGTGTCCACTTCCACGAAAGTGGGTACGCCAAAGAAAGGCAGGATGAACGGAGCCAGTAGGGTTCCGAACAGAACAGACAGCACTATGAGTTGGCGAACGCCCTTGCCCAAGTCAATGGGTACGCGCTCTGCTGCTTTGTCTTGGTTTTCTGTGGTCTGCTTGTTGGCTGTGATGAGACGTTCAAACATCTCCTTTTGGTCTTGTCGCTTTTCTGCCATGAAGCGGAACAAGAAGCCAACGGCAGAGCCTCCTACGAGTGAAATGAGTTCTGGTGCAAACATACCTTACCCTTTCTGTAGAGTTCGATTACACTACTCTGTTATTTATGAGTCTAGCCGTCTTGCGGCGACGAATATTTTGTTTCTTTTGGGCATTGGAAACCGGAGGAAAGTCAGGGGGCAAGCCTGCAATATGGGTTCCGCTGGCGGTGTTGGTGGGTGGAGTGGCACCCATAGGCGGTGGCACCTCTTCCATGAACTGTGCGAATGTTTTGAGTTTACGGTTGCCCATAGGTGCCGCCTCCAAAAACCATGAAGTGTATGCGTTCTTTGACTCCGCTTTGATACGTTACCGATGATCTATTCCAACTGTTGTCCGTAGAGTTCTGCTTTAGTGATATGACACGGAACCCGTTTACAGTTTTGTACCCACGACCCACGAGCAGCATGGAGTAGTCTGTAAGGTTACCGTAGTCAACCACAGAAGACTCTACTTCTCCGGAAAGAATCACGCAGTAGTTTGCGTTGACTAGAGGCTTGGCAAACGTGATGTCGAAAACAGAGTTTGCCCCTGCGCTTACGCCACTCAGTACGTTGTAGCCCCCTTCAATGTACGCACTTACAGGTGAAGACGATCCAGTGTTTGGTGGTATCACTACGGTTCCGTAGGCTACGGGTGAACGGGCAGACAGTAGCGCGGGCATATGGGAGTTGTACGTTGCTCCAGTCACACCAAAGCCACTTGCTCCAGGAAACAACTGCTTCTTTGCGTCTTGATTGCCGAACACAGGATAGGTGGCTTCTGTTTTTACATACGGAGAAGCCAAGGAGCCTGGCTCTACCTGAACTCCCCAAATATACGCAGACACCGTTGATGCATTGAGTCCTGAAACAAAACTGCCGCGAAGAGTGAAGTTGACTGAATTCATAGAAGTCACTGCTGTGTCTGCAATCTGTTCTGTTCCGCTGTATCTCTTCCAATCTGGCGTTAGCGTGATGTGTGTGTATGGACCACCAGCAGGTCCACGAATAGTAAGTGTTGCTCCACCACCCGCACTCTTTGCCCAAAACGACCACGTGTACAATCCGTTCGGTCCAGTTACTCCTTTGAAAACAGAATTGAATAATATATCTCTACGCAATATAGAGTAGTCACCAGCGTTTGCTGATGTTGCGCCAATGTTCAGGGTAACCTTGTCTGCGTTCAGTTCTCCCGTGACTGGATTTGGCTCCACATTTGATTCCACAACTGGATTCACACCAGTTCCTGCTATTAAGGGACTCCACTGTGTCAAGTCTTCGCTGTATTGTGAGAGGTTTGCAACATACGGATCGTACAGGTCGCGGGTGGTCTTGAACCCAAACACCGCAGTGTTCAGGTGGACTCCATCGTCGTTTCCGCCGCCCACGTTAAAGTCCCCACTGGTTGCAGTGTTACCACCCGCACCAACCGGACCAGGAAACTTGTATGTGGTGTACCGAACTCCTGCGGTGGTTCCTGATGCGGTTGCGCCTATTAGTCCGCTTGCCAAGTTTCTGGTGGACTGGACCACAACTGGAACGGTATGGTCCTTTACTTCAGGAGTAAACAGTATCACGTATCCACCGCCCCCCAGACGAGTGGGAACAGAGAACGAGATTCCGTGAACTCCTGATGAAATGTACGTGACTCCTTGTATACCACTACTGGCACGTAGTTGATCTGTGGTGCTGCCGTTGCCTACGCGGATGTTTGCCCACGCGTCACAGCCGACCACGGGAGACGCAGCAGAGTACAGGCTGGATGAAGACTGGTAATTGCTCATGCAAACACCACCACTCCTATGCTGGCATTGCGGGAACTCCAAAGAGTAATGGCTCCTATTTGGTTGTGAGTTGTGGCTGGACCACTAGAGGCGAGTGAGAATCCCGATGTGGGAGTCATGTGTATGCCGCTTCGCACCCAAAACGATTGGCGGGTTTTGGGGTAGGTGGGGGTGTTGAGAACGTGAAGAGTTTTCAGTTCTGCGCCTTGATACCCGTTCACAAACACCTTGTACTTCGTGTTGGGCATGGGAGTCACAAACACAAACTGTAGTGCGCCTGTAAACTGTGCGGTGCCCCTGCCCAAATACAGGTTGTAACCGTCCACAAAGTTCGTAGCGTCAAATTCTGCCTGGTTGGTTCCTCCCAGATGGTTGCTGACCAGTGCCCACGCTGCAACGCCTGAGTTGTGACCAAACAGCGGAATGGATGGTGAGTTCTGCAACTACAGTCCTCTCAAAATTTGAGCCAGTCTAGTGTCCATAGGCAGGAACTCCACACGCAAATCATCAAGTACTGTGCCTTCATCTATGTAGTTCAGATACAGGAGGACTGTTTTGAGTGCGGGGTGGGTTTCCGCTTCCAGTTTGTAGAACAGCATTCGTGACGCAGGGTACGCACCAAACACGTTGCCCAAGATCACCAAGTGGTTCAGCAGCAGAATGGGGCGCAGGTTTCCTGTGCGGCAGTATTTCTTAAGTAATCGCTTCACGTACTTGACCTTTGCAAGGTCTTCGTTGAACTCTGCCATGCCCAAGCAGTCAGGGTTACTGTAGTGCCCTATTGCGTACAGCATGAAGTTGTCTTTGGATAGCCGCTTGAAGTCCATGACAAAGTGGCGGGTTCAGCCCTTGCGCTTGGGTCGCTTGGGCTTTGGTGGTGGAGCCTTGGGCATTTCAGCAGGATCCGGAGTGATTAGAGTGGTTCCGGTGGTGAACTCGGGGTTCACCTGTGCTGATTCTGCCCGAAACGCCTTGAAGGACTTGCGAGTCACGACTTCTTGGGAGTTGGATCGGGGACAGGGATCACCCTTTGGCTCACAACCTTGCCGTCCTTGATCTTGCGCAGCATCTTCATCTTCTTGGGCTTGCCCATAGCCGCTTCCTTGACCGTCTTCTTTCCCTGCGCTTTGTCTGCAAGCGTCCACTTCATGCGGCGGTTCTGCTGTGCGTGACGCTTGCGCTTCTCGGCTTCTTCACCCTTACGAGCATTTGAAGCCGATTGAGCAGCAGCAGCAAGTTCTGCTGCGGTAGAGGTCATCCACCACGGCTTCTTCTGCTCCTGCTCCTGCATGGGTTTCTTCTTCTTGGCACGGAGCATGGCGAAGTCCTGTGAGTCAAGTCGCTTGTTCTTGTTCACATCAAGTCGCTTCTGACCGCCGATGAGGGCTTCTTCTACTGGCTTCTTCTTCGCACGGAGCAGTTTGAAGTCCTGTGAGTCAAGACGCTTGTTCTTGTTTACATCCAGTTTCTTCTGTCCGCCGATGAGGGCTTCCTTTACAACCTTGTGACCAGGAACAGTGATGCTGCCGTACTCGCCAACATCAACCACATAGCCACCGCCGTGCTGCTGTGCCTTCCCGCTGCCGCCGCTGTCGAGGCGAACAATCTTGCCCTTTACCATCTTGCCCTTGTGGGGAACCTTCACTCTGTCTCCCGCCTTGAGCATTTCTTCAATCTGCTCTGCGCCTTCCTTTACAACTTTGCCGCCCTTACCGTACATTTTCTTGGCGAAAAATTCATTACGATCTTTGGACAGGATACTGTTGTACTTTTTCTTTGCTGCGGGTTGATCGCCAACTTTGTTGCGTATCTTGCTGGCAACCGTATCCAACTTTCCTTGCATTTCCTTGACTCGCTCAGGTGTCTGTGCCATCTCTTCAATCTGCTCGGCTTCTTCCTTGACCATGACTTGCCATCCACTAGAGGAATCCGATGCAATGTAAGCACGAGAACGACCTTTGGCGTAAATAGAATTACCGTCATCGTCTGTGGTGAGGAACTTGTATCCCTTGGACTTCAACCAAGTGTTAGCATCAGTCTCTTTGTCGAATTCTGATCCCGACTTTCTCCATGTCCCACTCCCCATTTGCTTCCGAACCTCGGTCAATTTCTCGGCTTCTTCCTTCACTACCTTGCCGCCGCGACCGTACAGTTTAGACGAAGCGTATTCCTTCTGGTCTTTCTTGATCAGGCGGCGCGAAACAGCATCGTATTTGGCTTCCTGCTTGCGTCCACGAGCAGCAGCCTTGCCGCTCTTGTTCATCTTGGCAGAGTATCCGCGTGAAGCCTTGTCTTCGGCACGCTGAATCGCGTGTTCCATGTCGCGCTCACGGGCAGGAGTCTGTATGTCTTCCTCAATGGTGTCGCCGTCAGCCTCTGTGCCTTCAGGAACAAGGCTCAACTTGGGCTGGAGGCTGGACTGCACGGAGTAGAATCCGTTGTCCGAAACGCTCACGTTCACCGTGAGAGTGTACTCCGAGAACCCGCTCATGGGGTTCGCTCTGCCGTCCATACGAACTTCGCCTGTGTACGCGTCAACACCGTCCACCCGACCAAACTTTACCACATCAAGGGTGAACACTCCGGTGTTGCCTTCTTGCCACTTCCACGGAGTCCATTGGAAGTCCAGCATGAACAGGTTCAGGCGTGTGCGGATGCGAGTCATGGCTTCCGAAGTGTGCTGATAGGTGTACCGACTAAGAGCGGTCAGGACTCCGTTGATCTTTGCAAGGCGATCCGCGTCGTACTTTACCGGCTCCACGTCGGTGTCCACGCCACGATTGGGGTAGCCAGTGAGCACTTCGCTGTACTCGCTCTCGTTTAGTGCCGATTCCTTTACTGCCTTCTTGTCCTTTGTGCCCTCAAGTTTGTCACGCAGTTTTCGTGCACGGTGACGGGATTTTTCTCGCGCATCACTGGTCTTTCCGCTGGTTCCGTATCCAAGTTCTTCCTGCAAACGGAAGAAGGTCTTGCCTTCGCTCACGCTCTTCCATCCACCGCCGTGTTCGTTGTACCACTTCACTGCCCATCCGTTGGCGTAAGCAGAGGGGTACACCTTGAACTTGGCGCGAGCCTTGGATTTGGCTTGCGACCACAGATCAGGCTTCGTGGGCTTGTTGGCTTCCAGTAGTTCTGCCGCTGTTTCGTGGAGCAGCAGTTCTGCAATGGTGTCCTCGTTGGGCTGTTCAAACGACTCTTCCATGTCTTCCACCTTCTGCTTGCCCATTGTCTGCTTGAACGCGTTGTACAGGGTGGGGTTGCCCGTGATCTTGCCCACCATCGAGTCCAGTAGGTCGATCATTAGTTCACGGTACGCCTTCACTGTTGCCATGCTCTTGGCTTTGGACTTGCTAGACAGGGCACGACGTGCCACCATGATGTCCTTCTTTGGCACTAGCCCACTGCGGAGCAGGGTCTTTGTGCGCTCTTCGCCCACGTCTTCGGTGACAGGCTCGCGCACAAGGTTCTGACGCACGGCAGCGTACAGTGCTTTGCTGTTCAAAATGCGGTCCATGATGTCCACAAGAATGTCCTGCATGAGGGTACGGTACGCAGGGTTGCTCATTGCCTTGTCTGGCTGCTGCAACAACATGGTGGCTCTGCGCACGTTGTTCTTGCTTACGAGTCCCAGCCGAAGCAGGCTGCTGAGTTTGTTTACCATGTTGCTTTCCATTTTTGATTGTCTCCTTGGTGTCTATTATTTAGACTTCTTGATGTTCGCGTGCGTGGCACGTTTGGGGGTATTTCCCGTTCCTTGAGGGTTTCCGCCCTGTATCCTGCGCTTTTGGCGCACTGCGGCTTTCCGCTCACCCGTGCCCATCTCTCCCACCGTTTCGGGTGTTTTGCTGCTTACCTTGTGAAGCGGACGGCACTTGGGGTACGCCCCCTTGGACGCATCAGCCCGACCGCAGGGCGCGTAGCCACCGTCCTTGCCCTTGCGTGAGATGTCTACCCACTTCTCGCGGAACCACCTGCCCAAGTCTTCGTCAATCTTGCAGGGTGGGGTGGGGAACCGTTTATTGTGCTTGGAGAAGCCTCCGGTCTGTCCAGGAGTGGGCGGTCGCCGCTTGTACTTGTCGCTCTCCAGCAGCCGAATGGCAGCACAGCGGTAGATGTTTGAGTAGTCTGCGCCCTCTTTCACCACCAGTGCCGCTGCCAGTTCATCAAACAGCGCACGCACGTCTCGCGTGTTTGCTCGACGGGGCATGGCTCCTGCGAATTTATCAAACTCGCCGTCTGCAACTGCTTTGCGTAGTTTGCTGCCGCTCATGCCCTGCACACCTTCTGCATCCGGATCGCGCTTGCCTGCTTCCAAAAAGTCGATGGACTGTAGTGGAATGTGCGTGGTTGCCTTGGGATCCAAAAACCGTCTAAACTTTTTGTACTCCGCGAAACGGTCTTCGCCGCTCACCAACCACACTTTCCGGTATCCCATTTCTGCTAAATAGGCAAGCATATCGACAGGGGTTTTGATTTTCTCGGAGTCAATGAAGTTGCCGTCAGGGAAGAACTTCTTGAGGTAGTGAAACTTGCGGTGGGCAGGCAGTGGGTTGCGTTTCTTGTCGTGGGTTCTGCTGCTGAACATCGCGTAGTCCACACCCATTGACTTTGCGTATGAGATAACCTTGTCTACCAACAGTTGGTGCCCTGACGTTGGTGGCTGGAAGCGTCCGAAGGCTACAACAATGGCTTTCGCCTTGTCTCCGGTCGCTGATGATTTAGAGTTTCTAGCCACTAAGGATCACCTCCCCGCAGTGTCTCAGGACACCAACTGTTGGTCAGACAAGTTATTTCTTCCAGTCTTTCTGGAGTGTAAAGTTAGTTCGTGAGAATTCTAAACGGTCTACAAGTTTGATTGCGCTGTTGCTCATACGATCAATTGCTACGAATCCTTCCGGAGCAGTGACACGGTATCCACTGCCTTGACGAACAAAAGACGACACTTCTGATTCTATCTTGCTCATCTTGTCCAGCACTGCCATCTTTACTTTGCCCAACGCATTATGTAGGGCAAACAGGCGATTGAACTGGTTGCGGTGTTTGCGAATGGTTTCGTACACGGGAACAGTTTTGTTTGACGGCTTCTTGCGGGTAGCCTCTGCTTTGCCCTGTACGAAATGGGCAAAGCCGTCTGCGTCACCAGTGGTTTTACCTGAACGCACTTGAGAGTTGATGTACTCTTTCAATCGCATACGCAAGCCGTCTTCTCGCGCGAGCACGGCAAACAGGGTCTTCAGATCCTTTGCCTTGGCTTCCAAGTTCACAAGCGCGGCAGTGATGGTTGCTCGGTCACTGTCTGCGAACAGCCCTGCGCCGTTCACCATCCGCATGGTGGCATTGTCGTACCACACATCACGAGTCTTGCGCAGCCCACTCAGATCCGGATTGAATCGAGCAGTGAGTGTTTGAATGGAGTCGCCTTCGTAAGCGGTATGGAACACGATGCCCATCTGTGCCACTGCCATTCGCCCTGCCAGTTTGGACTTGGTTTCCACTGCGTAGGTAATGGTGTTTGGTTGAAACACAATGTACCGCTTGCCGTCAATGGTTTCTCGCTTGAGTGAAGACTTGTCGAACAAGAGATCGCCCTGTAGAATTCCAGTGATACCCAATTTAGGCAGGTGCTTCAGGGCAATCTTTAGTTTCTCGTTCAGACCAGGCGACGGGTGGTTCTCGTCAATGTCCGCGTTCGTGAAGTTTAGTTTGGGTGTCACGTTGAACACACTCTTCGTGCCCACAAAGAAGCGTCCGCTTTGGGGATCAATACCGCAGATGATTGCGGGTGCGCCATCCCACTTCACCGTGATGTCGTAGTTCGTGGGAGCGTTTGCACGAAGGGTGTCCATGATGCCAAGCACGGCATTTGCTGCGGCTCGGAACCCTGCGTATCCACTGTTGATGATCTCGTCCTCTAGGTGCTCTAGGTGGAGATTCTTGCCAGTGGAAGACTTTACGCCTTCAAGTAGATGTTGCTTGAATCGGTTCATACGCCTAATATGTAGGCTTTATTTCAGGCTGTGATCTGTGGCTGTTCGCGTCTGTACACGCGTATTGCGTCCACAAGGGGAGGAATCCAGTCCCGAGTTTCACTTTCAAATACTCGGCATTCCCCTGTGGACTCCACGCCCATGATGATTGTGATGCGGGGAATTGCTTCGCCTGTGCGGTCCTGCCACATAAGGGAGTACGCAGTGGCTTGCATGAAGTAGTCTGAAATATCTGACTGACTCTTGGGGTTGTTGGACGACTTGAAGTCAATTACAGACAGGTTGCCGTTGTACTCGCCAATACAGTCCACTCTGCCTGCAAGCCCCACACGGGTAGACCACAGGGGGACTTCGATTGCCCGAACCGGATCAATACAGTCAATGTACTGCTGCATGGAGCAGAACATATCCCATTCAGGAGTGGCTTCACGGCACGACTTGCGGTACTGCTCCTCGCTCATCTCGTTTCGGATGTACGACTCGATGATGCTGTGTAGGTTTGTGCCACGGCGCAGAACCCGTTGGGATTCTTCCGGATTGTCACGCCTCCACTTTGCAAAGAACGCACGCTTCTTCCACCCTGTTACGGTGGTCACAGACGGAAACACACCATCAGGCGTGGAGTACTTGCGCCCATCAACAGCAGTCTCTGCGGTGATGCTCTCACTCAATGCCACCGACGGCGGCACATGACGAAATCGTTTGATCATTCTTCGGGCGTTTCTTCAATCTGTTCGTGACCATCAGGCAGACCCGACCGCGTGTCTTCGGGGGTCTGCTGTTTGGGCAGTGGGCTTTGGTTTCGGTCCTGCCACCGCTTTGCGTCTCGCCAAGCGGGTGTGTTCTCTTGGTTCTGCTTCAGCCACAGTAGGTAATCGCGCATTCCTGCCATACAGTCCTCCCCTTTATGTATCGGTGTCTGGTGTACTCTTGCCCAACAAGTCTGATATAACACTGGCGTAACCATTTATGAATTCGGTAGTTTTACTAATGTATTCGCTGCCTGAATTCACAAATGCGCTGTAAACAGCCGTGCGAAACGGATGCGGATCAGTGAGCAGCACCAGTGTGGGCAGTACCAGTTGCGTAGCCGCTTCTGCGAAACACGAGCGGCGCAGGTCAAAGCCTTGTCCCCGTTCGTGTTGTAGTGCGTTCAGTATAGCCGCTGCGTGGCTGTAGTACTCGCGCAGAGTAGCAGTCTGTACACTGTCAATGTGTGTGGTCACGGCTTCTGTAAGAGCGTACACACCACGGATGCCTGCGCCAGAGGTTTCGTACATGAACTCTTCGTGCACAGAAGCCCACTCCAGTGGACGGGTCATGCGGCGGATGTCACGGAGAAGAGGTTGGCTTTCGTAGAACTCTAGTTTGTTGGTGCCTTGGCGCAGCAGTACCCTGTTGTGAACTGCTTGGGCAAGAGTGCAGACCTCTGCTGCACTTTTACGGTGTTCGCGTCCTTCCACGAACACTGCTTGACCGTTTCCTGTCCAACACCGATGGAGTCTGTGTACTTGCGGCTGAAACAGTGCGCGTGTGTTGTTGCAGTGAAGGTGAAGCACACACGGCGAGTACCGTTCACACAGGGACTCCACGGCAGCGGTCAACACCGAGAAACGGTCTTTGCCCCTGGCAGTCACACACAGCGTATGAGTATGCACAGGATGAGATAGGGAGAACTGGATCTGTACTCCGTCTGCCTCTAGTTTTCCGCCGTCACGAGTTTTTTCATGGTGTATCATTGGGGGGTCTTTCAGCGTCTACGGGGTCGTAACCCCAAAGATGCGCGTTTGCGGAGGGATATCTTGCGCTTACGAGCGGCTTGTGAGCGTTTGCGCTTGCTCTTTCTGGAAGCAAGGCGAGCGCGTAGTTTCATTTTGCGTAGTTGTGAACCAGGACGACGAACACAGGTGCGGGATCCTTTTTTCATCATGCCTGGTCCGCACTTGAAAATGAGTTTACGCTTGCCCTTGCGCACCACGATCTTTCGTTTCGCGGTGGCTTCATCCAGTACTTCACCGTGAATGCAAACAGACTCTTCCAAATCGTCTTCGTCAAACGACAGTTCTGCTTCAAACACAGGATCTTCCACCACGATTACATCGCCGTCTTCGTGCCATGCCACACCGTTCTCTTCCAAATACTCGATGAGTGTTTCACGGGTGAACTCGGGAAGATCAATTGTGATGCGGTCTTCCTGCAATTGCGCACCTGCTGATTCCAGCAGTTGCCGTTCTTTTGCTTCTGTGAGTATTTGGAGAAACGATTTCATGTACGGTCTTTGGCTCGTTTTGCGGCTTTTGCCCTGTCATTGATAGCCTTATCCTTTGCAGCCATCACCTTTTTACGCTGTTGTGCGTCAAACTGTGCCAGTTCGTCTCGGGACAGTTTGTGAATCTCGTTGATGCTGATCATACCCACATCAACCCAGTCGCTGCTCTCCCAAATCATGTCTACGCCGTTGTCCATGAGAACTCGTGGCGACTTTGCGAACGGATTGTCTTCGATCACGCGCAGACCTTGAGCACCTGCTTCCAGTTTCACTGGCTTGCCCGCAGCAGTGACTAGAACAGGTGTACCGTTCTTCATGGCTACTTTGAGTTTGATGGAGTACTCACCGTCGCCGCGAGTGCCAAAGAACTCTATCGTGGTTCCGGTCTTCTTGGACAGGGCAGTGTTGATAAGGTCTTGAGCAGTGAAAATCTTGGACGCAACATTGGTTTGTGGTTCAGCCTTCTTTTCTTTCGCGGGCTTCGGAGTGTAGCCTGTAAGCGGCTTCATTGCACCACGGAACTTGCTGTCGGGATCGTGCACGATCTTTCCACTCTTGCTCTTGCCGCGCTTTGGGCGACCCAAGCCCACCACACGCTCTTGAAGATCAAAGAAGGGAACCATGAAGTCTTCGTAGCCGCCGTTCTTGATGTGCTCTGCCGCTTTCTTCAGCGTTCCAAAGAAGCCAGGCTTTACACGGTGGTTTCTAAGAATGCTAGTAATAAGTTCTACACTGTTGCCGCCTAGAACAGAACGGTACGCAGGAGGTACCTCGCCTTCACGTGCGCGTCCAAAAGCAGCGTACTTTCGATACCTGTAGATTTCTTGTACTGCGTCTTTGGGTAGTGACTCGTACCAGTCCTCTACTGCTGCCTTCACTGCGCCTTCTTCCAGGCGAGCCTGTACAGATTCGTGTAGTGACTGTGCGATTCGTTCAATACGACCACTTCTGAAGTTGCTCATTGCCCATTCCTTTTGTGTTGGTTTCTTTGCTGCAATTGTTTCGCCGCCGCGTGTCTGACTCAGCAGCCCGATGTCTTTTTGGAACTTGTTGGAAAACTCTATGATCTCTTCAACGGGAACAGACTTGCCGCCCCGTGTAATGGTACGGGTCTTCATGGTTGCGTTTGCGCCCGCGCCGTTTGCAATGTCGATTGCCACTTGTGCTGCCCA